TACATTATGCGAAGTGTCGTCTTAACGCTGCCATCGCCCGCCTTTATAAGACAGATTTCCCGGGTCAGTAAAATACCAGTTCGATTTCGTCATTAGCCTGAAATGTTCTGATTTGATGCGCTCCCTGTCCTGCTCCCTGCATCTTCGGTATTCAAGTCCGGTAATGATTTCCATTGGGTCGCACCGCATGACTTCAGCAATATCCAGTATCACGGCAAGCGGCAAACGCAGTCTGTCGCGTCTATATTGAGATACTTCAGACGCTGAAACATCCCATCTTTTTGCCAGTGCATAATCAGATCTGATTCGTAAGCGCCCTTTTGCCAAGTCTAGCCAGTCTTTTTGGGTAAACATAATAAAATCAAAGCCTTGTTTAATCATGTAATTTAAATACTACTATGATTAGACAAGGCTCGCTATTTGAGCATAGGCTCACTGTGTTTTTTCGAGTGTTTCCGGTTCGATAATTTCTATATTTCCTGAATTAACAATGCAGTCTGGTCGGTTTTTGTTTTCAGGTCTTAGGCATTCGTATCCTTTGCTTACGCCTTCTGAGTATCCATGAATCCAGCTTATTATTAAAAAAACGGCGAAAATTAGGGTTTTTAATGCTTTTTTGAGCATTATTTGTCCTTTATATCTATTTCGCCGTCGTCGTTTATGTATGCCCTTTTTAAGGCTTCATTTAGAAGCATATGGGCTAGTTCGCTGTCTCTGAGTGGCTCTCTTCCTAGTTGTATCAGTTTTTTATTTGCTGCTACGGCTAGCTGTCTGATTTTTTCTTCCTGATCGTCTTTGATTCTTAGTGCTTTCATTTTTCATATTCCTCAAATCTTTTATGCAATATAAAACAATGCTTTGTGTGTTAACAAGTAATTTGTTGTTGACTTAACGTGTTAACGCGTTAACATATCGGAAATTTGTTAACGCGTTAACGCGTTAATTTAACGTGTTGTAAAAAGGTCAAAACATGAAAAACCAACGTAGCGCAAAAGTAATACAGGAAAAGGCGGGCTGGCGGGTTGAGTGTCGTGAACATGATATTTTGCTCCATACGCTTTATTTTGATCTCCGATCTGAAGTTTTAGCGTTGTCTCGTGCCGAAATGTGGGTGGCTGCGGGTGTGGCTCTGTCTGTTTCATACGGTGTGCCTAAGAAAGATTTGGGGTGTATCGATGAGTAATTTAGGGGCTTGGGATAATCCCCCCCCCTATCTAACAGGGGGGGTCGAGATTTGAAAACTTCGGGCGAATCAACGTCAGAATCTTCTGAAGCCGTTGTTTTAAATCAGGAATACGAACGTTATGAAACGGCAGTCATAGATTTTGATGGAAATCTAAAAGTAATTCCGCTCCGTCGGGGGCTTGGAAACACTGCTTTCATTGATACCCTGAGCTTCACATTCAAAGAAAAATCAGTTGTCGGCTTCGCGCCTGATTTGCTTGCGATGGGGCTGCCATCTCCTGTTACTGATTTTGAAGTGATGAAAAACTGGTCGGAAATTGCTGAATGGATTTTTGGATTTGGCATTAGCTCCCCTGCTCCCGTCGGGAAAGGTCGTTTTTATGATGAACGATGGGAAATGTCGGTTGAAGGTGTTCTGTACGGTCAAGCTTACATCGGCGGTCAGAATGGAACGATTCTGATTGAGTTGACGGGCAAAGGGTGTACGGCTGCTAAAGACGGTTGGGAACAGCGTCTATATCGGTTTTTGAGTGAACACGCTTTTAGTCCTCGCATAACCCGTTGTGATGTGGCTAAAGATTTTTATAGCGAAGAAATAAGCCCTGATACTGCGTGGGCAGCTTATCAGAATGGAGAATTTGATAAGCGGGGTAAACGTCCGCTGGTGGCACAAATCGGATCTGATTGGTTGAATGGAACGGATAACGGTAAGACGCTCGGTGTAGGGTCTAAAAATTCGTCCTGCTATTGTCGAATCTACGATAAAGCTAAAGAACAAGGTGATACATCGGATCTGTTTTGGACGCGTTTTGAACTTCAGTTCATGGGTAAAAACTGTCTGATTCCGCTTGATGTCTTGTTGCAGCCTGGTCAGTTTTGGGGCGGTGCTTTTCCAATTTGTGAGCGTTTGCAGGATTTTGGTTCATCGAATCGTTATTTGTCGTCTGAAAAAAGGATGCAGATTTCAATAGATCGGGTTCAAGAGGTTGCCTCTAATCAGGCTGGGCGCGCCGTAAATATGATGCTTCAGTTGGGTATGACGGCGGATGAAATTGTTGAGCGTTTAAGGCGAAAAGACGGTGCATTGCCTGAGCGTGTGAATCCTGCTTCTTATTCGGTTGAGTACGCATTGAGTGCAAGACGTCATTACATGCAGTTTATACATGACGAATATGAAGGATCTATCGAATTGGAATTGATGGATGAATACGGAATGATTCTTCAGGGGTTTGATAATGATTAAAGGTGTCGAGTGCAATAGGAAGATTTATCCATGTATTTTAGTAGATGATGAATCCCATAAATCCTATGCTTTAAGGCGTGTTTTGATTTGTTTGTCGGTAGGTCAATTTGCTGAATTTAAAGGTGTATCTGACAAAGATAAAGATGAATTTGACTATATGGTTCACTTGGGAATTAAACACGCACTTAATTTAAATTGTTTTGCATATCATTGCGACAAAGATGGTCGCTTGATGTGTATTTTTAGTCCAAAAGCCTAAGAAGGCAGGAAGGTAATTTGATATGAAAATGTTCGCTAAAGTACAAGGCTTAAAACGTTCTAAAGGCGTTATGAATGATACGGGTAAGGCATACGATTCTACGACGGTCTATGTTGAATTTCCGTTTGCCCGAAACAATCCCGATATGCGCGGTTCTGCGACTGAGCCGATGAAGTTTGGAACGTCGGAAAATTTTGAAAAATTCAATGGTATCCCGCTCCCGTTTGACGCTGAAATTGATATTGAAGTTGAAACCAATGGTAATCGGGTTCAAAACGTGATTGTCGATATTCAGCCGGTTCGTTCTGAAATTAAAGCTCCTGAAAAGGTACTTAAATAGTTTTTGGGCTGCCCGTTTGCCTTTGAAAACGGGGTTTTACTTACTAAAAAGGTGTTTTTATATGAAAAATTTGAAACAAAAAATCGGCGTTGGTGCCGCTCTGGTTGGTCTGTCCGCTGCTGCCGCTGCTGATGGTTGGGACACTGTCGGTACAACTATGGCAACTGAAATTGCAAAAGCCGTTCCCATTGTAACCTCTGTCGGCATGGCTTTGCTGTCCGTTTATGTCGTGATGAAGGCTTTCCGCCTCGTTTCCAGCTTCTTGGGCGGTAAATAATTAACGGGGTGCGGTATGGGGTATCGTGTTGGTTTTCAGTGTTTCGAGAATATCGAAGTTGCAAACGATTTCGTGTTATCTCAAACCGCGCCCGTTATTAATGTGGAAGGGAAACTAATTTCCCCTCAAAAAGTGGGTAAAGATTGGTTTTTGAATGGGGAAAAGATAGTTCTTTCATTGCCTGAATGTTCTGTCGTTGATCAGATGTCGGGTGGCGCAAAAGTTGCTGCTCCCTTTTTAACGATTTTTGTTTTGATGTTTTGTTTTAGGTTGGTTGCTAAATTTATATCAGGGATGGGGGTGCATGATGGTGGTTGATTTTCCTTTTCTGATGGGGTTTTTCGCGGTTTTATCGCTGATTTACTTGTTTAGGGGTTAGTTATGAAAATGAATTTGTCGGCGGTCGTTTTATCAGCGGTCGCTTTTTTTGCGCCTGTTGCGGCGTATGCGGATGAAGTAACGGATTTAAAGCCGGGTGAAAGTGCAACGGGTTTTATAAATCCTGCTTACGGATTCGACCAAAGAACCGAGTTATGGAATACAAAAGAGTTGGTTATTAGGCATAACGGTGTTTTGAAAAAATTGAACGTTACTAAATATATTTGTGTTCCGACTTGTTATTACAAAATTGAATATGTCGGAAATATTGAGCCTAAACAACAAATTAATTACTACGATATGAATCAGCTTTTAAGACCTAATTCAGGGGGGCAGAATGTGCCAGATTCCGAAGTTGAAAAAAAAGCCAAAGAAATGGGGGTCGAAAAGGAACGATTAAAAAAGGCGTTGGCCGATAAAAATGAAATGGCACGTTTAATACGTGAAATCGAGGTCAAACGTGCTGAACAGAAAAAAAAGGAAAAGGAGGACCAAGAAAAACAAGGTAAAGGCGGTGGCGGTGGTGGTTCTGCTGGCGGTGGTGGTTCTGCTGGTGGTGGTGGCTCTGCTGGTGGCGGTGGCTCTGCTGGTGGTGGTGGTTCTG